AATGGTCCCTTTACACTAGCCAGCTCATCAAGTGAGAAGTAACCTAACTCCTTCTCATGACCATGGACCATTCCAAAAAACAACCTACTCTCTGGATCGTACTCAGTAGCAAACCAAGTCCAATTTGACCAGGGAGTAAAAAACTTGGCGACCACAACAGGATCTTCAACATCCTCCTGGCGACCAACCTTTTTAAACATACTTTCTATTTCTTTAGTTAGTAGCTTCATTACACCTCCTCCTTAATTAATAAATAAATACTTGTTACCATCAATTTCTGCCAGGTCGAACCAAAACACATCCCAATTTTCCGGTTCCGCTTTGATGCGATTTCGCAAGCAAGTCTTTTTAACTTCAACATAAACAGGATCCGTATATTCACGACCTGTGATAGCTGAAACATAAACAGACTTTGCTGCTTTGATCATCTTTAACATTTTTGTAAGATCTTTCATTACACCTCCTTCTTAATTGAAATACATGAGCCAGCTAGATCTCCATAAACTGCTGGCAATCGAAACACTGTGTACCATTCACCTTTGTATGGCACTTCCCAACGTCGATTTGGGTACTTTCCATAATTCCTCCCAACTCGATCTATTACTTCAATAACCTCATCACAAACTCGGCCATTGAAGTTTTTAAGAACTTTAATCATTTCACCTCCTCTTTTTTAAATAACTTCTCAAATCGCTTATATTCATAAACTTCTAAGAAGCAAACTTCGGCCAGATAAAACTCATAAAGCTCTTTGGCATCAAGTTTGTGCTCTTTAAGAATTTCTGCCGCACCTCCTCGCCTGAATAAATCATTGGCAATGCCATAAGCAATGGCAAATTTCTCGCCATCACTCATACCTTGTCTGTATGAGAAATTTTTATCACTAAAATAATCTATTTTCACTACACCTCCTCCCCATAATTGTTATTCATTAAATATTTATCATCACCGATCTTAGTGACAAACCCTACTTCCAATGCTTTGGCAAGCAATTGATCTTCATCCAACTCAAAATTGAAGCTTGGAGCTTGCGCTGCAAACAAAGACTTTTTACTGAACACAACTTTATCCATTAACCTACTCCCGCTAGTTTGAATCGAGCCTTGACAACTTCCATATTGCATTCATTGCAACATTCGTCATCTTCTCGATCAGATAATGGCCAAGGGTTATTACCCCAGCCTTCAAAGAAATTATTACAAACACAACAAGACCAATAATCATGGCCCTTGTGATTGATACGCTTTGTTGGTTTAGTTCTCAATTGACACCTCCTTTCTTATTAAATCAACTACATTATAGAATACAAATTGTATCCTTGTCAACAATTAATTACACAGAGTATCTAAGAAAAGATAAGAAATGTAGGCCTGGTGCGGCCTACAGAGATGAAAATAATTTTAAATTAATGGATAAAAGTGTTATCCAGGCACTACATGAGGATGAAGAAAGAACAAATCACCATATACCATGTAATGAGAAATTGTCAAAATTAGAATACAAAAAAAGATAAATCGCAAAATAAATCTTTCAACTTGTAAAAAGGTTGTATCCAGGATCATTTGTTGTGCTAACTTCTTTCTTAAAGTTCTTCGCTTGTTAAGATTAGCGAATGTATCACTATCTAAAATATATTTATTAAACATTACTACTCCTACGCTTTTTTAGCTGGTCGACAGAACACTCACACCCAGCTCGTTGCTTTTAATTTTTTATACAAGCAGGTTTATCACGATTAACTGCCTGTACGCTCAGTGTGTTTTTGATTGCTTTTTAATCCCAATCGGTGACACCATCACAAACGATTCCTACCTAGTTTTTTAAGTGTTCAAGTAGTAAATACACTAAGGTTCATTATAAACTATTATGTAAAAAATATGTTACTAATATTATCCTTTATGATCTTACTAAATCTATCAGTTCAGTAGCGCGGGCAGTGTTAATCTCCTGGCCATCCTTTGCTGATCTGTAGAGATACGTTGTCATCTTTGCAGCTTGTTTTGCTGTTAGTAAAATCCCGGCATGCTCTTCAGCTTCTTCTACCAGCTTTAAGCATTCCTCTAAAGTATCATCATCAATTGCAGTATTTTCTCCAGTGTCTGAAACCAGCCAGCTCAGTGATACACCAAGGAACTTGGATAATCCTTCTAGTTGGTCCAGAGTTGGTTTTGATCGTCCAGTGAAATAATGTCCGATTGCACCGCGGGTATTTTTACCCATTGATGGAGCAATATCTGTTTGCGTTAATTTCTTTTCAGCCATTACTCTTTTGGCTCTCGAAATCCAGCTCCCCATAAGCATTCCCTCCGTTTAAATTTGTAGCTTTCCAAGGCTTTATTTTACCAGAAATGTATCTTTTTTAGAATAATATCTGTATCTTATTGCGATATATGATACAATTTGTCACAATTTATTGGGAGATTATGAAAAAATGACATTAATTGAGTACGGAAGAAAGGAGAAAGCACTCGGCAATTACAGGTCCCTTAATGAGATCTGGGGAATTATAGCACAAGAGCTCGGAGTATCGACTCCACTTGTCAAATTGTGGGCGCATAAGCAAAGAAGAGTGGCTGATCTGCACGTTATTAACCTGGAGAAAGCTACTGGCGGAGAAGTTTCTCGGCATCACACCAGGCCAGATATATATCCACCGGAGGAAGCGCGATGAAAACTAAAAGAGATTCAATCGTTGTTTATCGCTCTTTCTATGAAGCTGCTAAAGCTTTGGGAGATCAAGAAGAGTTAGAGCTTTACAGGGCGATCTTTGAGTTTGGCCTGGATCATAAGAATACTGACATGGGACCAATGGCTGCAGCAATGTTTAAGCTCATTCAACCCCAGCTGGAAGCTAACTATAAGAAATGGCAGAGCAGTCAAAAGGGTGCCCAGGCTACTAAAGATAAATGGGCAAAGGTAGGCCAAGAGCAAGACCAAAAGAAGGCCAAAGGAGGGCCAAAGGAAGGCCAAAAGGAAACCAAGACTGAGCCTAATGTAAATGTTAATGATAATGACAATGTAAATGATAATGCTAATGTCTTTATTGGGTTGCAGCTCAATGATAAATCCCTCTTTCCAATCTATGAGGATGATCTTGTAAAGTATAGAGATCTATATCCGGCTGTGAATGTTGAACAAGAGCTTCGCAATATGGTGGGTTGGATTGATGGTAATCCTAAAAGACGTAAAACAAAATCTGGGATCAAGAAGTTTGTGAATGCCTGGTTATCGAAAGAACAAGATCAAGGCGGTCGGAGATCTCAAGGACCAGCTAAAAGATCTGGACTTAACTTATTGAAGGAGGTCGCAAGATGATTGCAGCTGAAGAGAAAAAAATAGCGGGAAGAGTGATTGCCAGGTTCAAAGTAATGTTTCCTTCATTTGGTGCTAGGTTGGATGATGATGAAGATTGGATGAACTTAACGCTTGATGAATGGTCGAAAGGTTTATCTGGAATACCTAATGTTGATATTTTGCATGCGATCGAATTGGTTAGAAGATCTGGATCTGATTTCGCGCCATCCCTTCCTAAGTTTATTGATTATTGTGGTGGGCGACCAAAACTGCATAAAGCTCTGGAAAGTAAAAAAGAACCTCAGAGAGATTATGCTCAGATGTGGATGAATGCTGATGACAAAGGAAAGTATCGATTCTTTGTTGATCATCCCTTTCATGAAGTCCCTGGGTATGTCCAGGTCTGGTTCAAGAATTATAACAAGCAGCATAGAGGTTGGACCAATCACGAGTCTGAAAAGATGATCCGATTCTGGGCGCAGCCACAATGGTTGGACGTGTCGGATGATGAGCAAGACACAAGAAGAGAGCGCATTAATCAAATGATCGATGAGCACCAGAAAAACATTATTAATTATTTTATGAATAGGAAAAGCGCATGAGTGAAGAGCTAAAAAAAGCAATACTAGAATTAAGAGAAAGAGTTGAAGGAGTTGAGAAGCATTCTGGAAAGTGGCCAGATCCTTGGTTAGTAGATCTTGCTAAAGCAATAGAGAAAACCATAGTGCCTAAGAAAAAATAATGGCAGACGTTGAGCACCAAGTCCAGAAAGCCATATGTGATTATTTAGATCTGAAAGGTATTTGTTATTGGGCAGTGCCAAATGGTGGCAGCAGAAATCTGAGAACCGGGACCAAACTTAAAAAAGAAGGAGTTAAACCTGGTGTCCCAGATCTCACTGTTGTTCATTGTGGAAGATATGTTGGTTTGGAAGTTAAAAAACCTAAGACTACATCTCCGAAGGGAAGATTGAGCAAAGTTCAAAAGAAGTTTCATAAAAAGATCGAAGCTGCGGGCGGACACGTTGAAGTTGTTTACTCTTTGGAAGATGTAATAAAAGTCATTGATCATTTGATGATCAGTGTGGATAAAGAATATAAATTTATAGAGGATCAATGGTGGGCCAAAGTATGAATAAGCTAACAACAAAGCAAGAGAAGTTTTGCAAATCTTTCATTGAAACAGGGAATGCAAGTGAAGCATATCGGCAGAGTTATGACTGTCAAAAAATGAAAGGACCAACAATTAATCGAAATGCAGTAGCACTTCTTGATAACAGCAAGAT